AGCGCATTTGGCGTTCGCCCGCAGGCTAGTGTCACACGCGGCCCGCTCAATCGCCCTGCCAATCCCGGCCTTCTTGGTACGCCGACCCCGGTATCAGTTCCCGGTGTCAATCCGGCTTCTGAGAACGTCTTGGCGGTTGAGGAAGTTCCGCCCTACACGCCCAATGTTTTCAACCAGAATTATCTGGGTGGCCTCGCAAACTTTCGAGGCATGATTAACAACCGCTATGGTTGGAATGACCAGCCAGTTACTCCTGGTCCGGGGCCTGCGGCAACGCCTACACCAAGGGCGTGGAGCGGGCAACAGGACGTTTATTGGAACGGTGGAGCGTCAGGGGGTATGACGCCCAAAAATAGCTATAACGGCTACAATCCCCCTTCTTATAGGGGTTCCGGGCCATCGCCCTACGACAAAGCATATTCTCCCGGCCCCGGCGCTCCAAGCAATCAAACACGTCCCGGCGCGAACCCACGCGGATGGGGTGGATGGGCCAGCCCGTTCAGATGACAACGGCAGCAACCACGCACAATAGGAGGCGCTGAAATGGCTAAGACCCCTATGAAGAACAACCCCTTTGATCCGAAGCAAATCAAGTGGGCGCTCAAGAACGCTGGCGGCAGCGGCGCGGGCGGCATCTTTGGCGCTATGTCGGGCATGCCGTGGCAGCAGAAGCGCGGCGGCAATTGGATGACGATTGACCCCCGCATGCGGGCTGTCTACCCGTCAGGCACCACGCCCTTTGGCCTTGGCGGCTACAATGGCGGCAACGGTGGCGGTGGCCCGCTGATCGAAAAGCCGCCTCTGCCTCCGTATGACCCCAATGACCCGAACGGAAATGGCGGCATGGATATTCAGCGGCTTTTTGAATTGCTAAAGCCCCTGCCGATTGGCACGGGCGCACAGTGGCGCAATACTATGAAGTACGGTGCCTGATAGATGGCGCGCGTTCTGTTCGGACGGTTGCAGACGGATCAGCCAGACCTCCTCAATGGCGACCTTGAGGAAGCGGAAAACTGTATCCCGTATGTCCAGAGTTACGGGCCGTTTCCGGAACCTGTTGCCTATTCGGCGGCGGCGGCTGAAACTGTCAACGGGGCTTACTCCACCAAGGACTTGTCAGGCAACACCTACACATTTGTCGGTACAGACAACAAGTTATACAGGGAAAGCGCAACCGTTCTTAACGACATTTCGCGCACGGCAACCTACACAACGGCCAATGACGGCTCGCAGTGGGAGTTTGTCACCTTTGGCAACACCATCATTGGCGTAAACGGTGCCGATCCACAGCAAGTTTACACGATGGGAACCTCAACGCAGTTTCTCAATCAGTCTGCGTCTGCATCCGCGCCTGTCGCCCGTCACATCGCCGTTGTTCGTGATTTTGTAATGACCGGACACCAGCCTTCCGCTGAAACGCGCGTCCAGTGGTCACGCATCAACAACCCGCTTCGCTACGGCATTTCGCAGCGGTTTCAGTCGGATTACCAGGATTTGCCTGGAACCGACCAGCTCATTAAGAAAATCACGGGCGGCGATTTTGCGGCCATCCTGACCAACACATCCGTTTGGCGTGCAACCTATGTAGGTTCGCCCCTGATCTTCCGCTTTGACGAAGTGGCGCGCAATGTCGGGTGCTATTCCTCTGGTTCGGTCGCCCGTTACCAGAACATGACATTCTTCCTTGCCAGTGATGGAATGTATGTCTTTGACGGTCAGTCATGCCAGCCAATTGGCGTTGAACAGGTAGACAAGACGCTGCTTGATGACCTCAACACCTCTTATCTCAATCGCATCAGTTCCACGATAGACCCCATCAACAAGCTGTACATGATGGCGTACCCGTCTACCGGATCGACTGACGGAACTCCGAACCGCATTGTTGTCTATTCGTGGGTGACGAAGCGGTGGACGTTCATTTCGCAAAATCTTGAGTTTCTGTTTAACCATATGACAGGCGGTTACACGCTTGAGGCGCTGGACGCGCTTGGGACGCTTGAAACTCTGCCGTATTCTCTAGACAGCATCGCATGGCAGGGCGGCCTCTCGGCTTTGGCCTGCATCACCACGGATCACAAAATCGCGCGCTTTACCGGAAACGCCAAGACCGCCCGTTTCATAACAGGCGAGTCTCAGATCGTAACGGATGCTCGCGCCTTTGTCAGAAGCCTTCGCCCGCTTGTGCAGGGTAACAGCGCAACGATTATCTCCGCTTATATTGGTGGCCGTGACCGTCTCATTGATGATGTGACATGGACCGCCGCTTCTGCGCTGAATGCCACCGGAACTTGCCCTGTCAGGTCGAATGCTCGCTATCACCGTCTCAAGCTGGAAGTGGCTGGTGGCTTTGACCGCGTGATGGGTTCTGACGTTGAATTGACGAAAGAAGGCATTCGATGAGCCGTGTGTTCGGTGCTGACGATACAGGCAATGCCTTCCGTCGCACAGACAGCGCACCTGTCAAGATTGGCGGCATCTTCAAGACGGATACTGATGACAACCAGAACACTTTCACGGACGGGCAGGGGCGGAAATACTGGTTTGCAGACACGACCAGCGGGAACGTCACGATTACCCTTCCTGACGCTGCCGAAGTCACGCCAGACACGCCATTCGTGGTCAAGCGCGTTTCAGCTGGGGCCAACTCCCTGACGGTCCAGACGGGCGGCGGAAACATTGACGGCGCGGCCACCAAGTCAATGGCAACGCAATACGACAAGTTTACATTTGTTTCTGACGGCACAAACTACTGGATTGTTGCGTGAGATATGTACCGTCAGGCGTCCCTGTAGAAGACTTGCACATCGTCTGGGAACGGGCATGGCCCTATCTCAAGAAGGCAATTGACCGCTTCCCGAATGTCCCAACCCCGTTTAACGAGGGCATGGTTCTGGAGCAGTTGTTCAAGAAGAAACTTCAGCTTTGGATTGGCTGGGACGTTGACCGGAACGACATCATGGGCGCTCTAGTCACGGAAATTATCACGGATGAAAAGCACCCGGACAAGGTGTTCCTGTCCATCCCGCTGGTGGGTGGCGACAAATGGAACCTGTGGGGTGACGTTCTCTGGAGCCTTTTGAAGGCATGGGGCGTCGAGAAGGGCTGCACTCATGCGCTTGGGTACGGACGGCGCGGCTGGACCCGCTGGTATGGTTTTGTTGAATGCGGCACAACGGAAGGGAACCTTCCCATGTTTGTGCGCTCCTTGAAGAGGTGATGTAATGAGCAAGGGTGGCGGGAATACCAAGACTCAAACCACGACCGAACCGTGGTCTGGTGTAAAGCCGTATCTTACGAGCGGCTACAAGGACGCGCAGGCGCTCTACAAGCAGGGCGCTCCCGCTTACTATCCGGGGCAGGCAACCGCGCCGATGTCCAGCTATTCCAAGCAGGCATTGGACGCTACGGCGCAACGTGCGGCCTACGGGTCTGATGTGACGCGGGCGGCGCAGAGTCAGTTGACCAACACGATCAACGGCGACTATCTCAACAGCAACCCTTACCTTCAGGGCGCTATTGACGCGGCTGTTCGTCCGGTGACGGAAGCCTTCACGGGCAGTGTGATGCCGGGGATTGACAGCAACTTCTCGACTGCTGGCCGCTACGGTTCTGGCATGCAGCAGGGTGCCTACAACGATGCCAACCAAACGCTTGCGCGACAGGTGGGCGACATCGGCACCAACATGTCATACCAGAATTATGGCGACGAGCGGCAGCGCCAGATGCAGGCCATGCTGTTTGCGCCCGAGATGGCGCGGCAAGATTATGTTGACCTCGGCATGCTGGGTCAGGCTGGTCAGGGTTACGACCAGTACAATCAGAACCTCATCAATGCCGACATTGAGAAGTACAATTACAATCAAAATTCTGATTGGAACTTCCTCAATGACTATATCGGTCTGTTGAACGGGGCCACGGGCAGTGCTTCCACAACCACAGCTCCCAATCAGAGCGGGGGTGTTGGTGGTGCGTTGACGGGCGGTATTGGTGGCGCTCTTAGTGGCGCTGCTGCTGGAAGTGTTATTCCCGGATTTGGCACGGCTTTGGGCGCTATCTTTGGCGGTCTTGGCGGCGCGGCTGGCGGTTTTTATTAAGAGGTAAGTCATGGCTTGGTTTGATCAGTTCATCAGCGGCCTAGGCCAGCAGAACGCACCGTTTGGCTTCGATGCACAGCCCGTTGTGGGCGCTCCAAGTCAGGACAACCCTGCCTATCGTTCCGGCATGCAGATGCTTGGAAACATAGGAGCGGGCATGCTTGCGTCTGGTTCTCGCAACCCAGCGCAAGCGTTTGGACGCGCGTACCTCGGCGCC